TTATCGGCCGCGCGGAGCAAGCGAGCGAAGAGTATCGCTTCGGCTGACACGAATAATCTCGAACACCCGCCGCAGCGAGTAGCTTCGCACGATCGACACCACGGTAAAAATAGCGCCGATAGCCAGGTTCTCCGACATGGTGGTTTCCAGACCGAAGCGCGGAAACACCGCGATCTGGGTCGCAACCGCCACGCCGTAACCGACGGCGACGTTGGCCAGTGCCTCGACCAGAGACATGCGTCGAGACTGTCTCATGCCGCATCCTCCTTGGTACCATCGCCGAGGCGTTCCGTTTTGATCTGAGCGAAGGTCTTTCCTTCCCCATCCAGGACGGCGTCCTGTCCGGTCTCGGACTGCCAGCGCTCAATGGCGACGTCGACATAGGCCGGGCTGATTTCCATGGCGAAGACGCGCCGGTCGTTGGCTTGGCCCGCCATAATCTGCGAGCCCGAACCGCTGAACGGCTCGTAGCAAAGACCACCCCGCGCCACATGCTGACGCATCGGTATCCCGAACGCATCGAGCGGCTTGGGCGTCGGATGATCGGGCCGCTCGTCCTTGGCGAAAGACGCCATCTCCCATGTGGACGGCAGCGTCTGGTCGGCCACCTTGGGCGGGCGCTTGCCCTTGATCCAGCCCATGAAACAGGGCTCATGTTTCCAGAGATAATGGGACCGGGTCAGAACACCACGATCCTTCACCCAGATGATCTGCTGATGAACGAAGGCGCCTGCCTTCTCCCAGCACTCTTCCAGCATGGCCTGGCGACGGGATGCATGCCAACAGTACCAGGCTGCATCTTCGGTGATCGCTTCGGCAATGGCTGCCGCGATGAAACCGTCGTAGAGCTCCGCTCCCTGGCTGCTGTCGTCCCAGGTCGTGCCGTAGGACGCGGACCAATCCTTGTTGCGGGTCGGATGGTTGGAGCCATCGTAGTCGACCAGGTAAGGCGGATCAGTCGCGAACAATACGGCACGCTCGCCATTCATCAGACGGCGGACATCGTCGGCCTTTGTGCTGTCACCACACAGCAGGCGGTGATCGCCCAAAATCCAAAGATCGCCCGTGCGGGATGCCGGATTGCGAGGCGGTTCCGGGATAACCACCGGGGGCGTCCCGGCTTCCTGGGCACCCTCGCCTTCTGCCGGCATGGCCAGCAAGCGATCCAGCTCCCCATCGGCAAACCCGATGAGGGATAGATCGAAGTCGTCGGCTGCCAGTTCCTGAAGCTCGCCCGAGAGCAGGTTTTCATCCCAGGCCCCAAGCTCGGTCAGCTTGTTGTCGGCGATGCGATAGGCGCGCTGCTGCGCTTCGGTGAGATGTTCGAGCACGATCACCGGCACTTCGGTCAGCCCCAGCTTCTCGGCGGCAAGCACGCGGCCATGACCAGCGATCAGTTCACCGTCGCCTGAGACCAGCGCCGGGACGGTCCAGCCAAACTCTGCCATGCTGGCGGCAATCTTGGCGACTTGGTCAGCGTCATGGGTCTTGGCGTTCCGGGCGTAGGGGCGCAGCCGATCAATCGGCCAGAGCGCGATGCTCTCCGGGGCGAAGCTAAGGGTCATATGGATCATTCTCGAAATGGGTCTGCGCTGGACTCCCGCCCGGCCACCAAGGTGGATCCATGGGAACCACCGGGGTCCAGGGGACGCCAGCTGCAACGTTTGAATTTCTGCGGGTCTTGGAGCGGAGGCCAGGAAACCTGGCTTCGGGTGGCTTCCCAAAAAAACCAGCCTGGCGCTAGCGAACCATCGCGCCATTGCCGCCAGCATACCTTTTTGGCCCAGGAGGAACCGTAAAACAGCGGGTCGGCTTCCCACGCGCGCCTCTCGCGAGGCTATCCAAAACATACCCCTCAGAGCCCGATTTTGTCCCTTCGAAAAGTGTCCGGCGGACACATTCCCATCCGCCACGATACGGTGCGATCAATCACTCAAGAGAGCGCGCAGGTCCTTCATCAGCAGGAACAGATGGAGTGGATCGGTTGGGCTAGGCTCGAAGTCGAAGCCTTCGTACCACGCTCTGGCTTGATCATCCTTGGCATGCACCAACAGCGCTCGCATGCCGGCAATGTCGGCAGCCTGGGCCGTGCGCAGGATAGCGTCCTTGAGTAATGCTTTACCAAGCCCCCGCCCCTGCTCGGAGCTGTCGACCGCCAAACGAGCCAAGAGCATCACTGGAACGGGATGACGGGCCAGTCCCTTGGTCACCCGACCGGGTGCGTCCTCGTGTTCGACAGCGCCGACGGCAAGCGAGTAGTAGCCGACCACACGTCCCCCGCCCCGACAGACCACATAGGTTTGAGCGCTTGATGCCTTCTGGTTCACCAAGGCATGGCGCTTGAGGAAGCGATCAAGAGGCTCCTTGCCGCAATCGAAGGGATCGACGTCGTGGGAGTTGTTGAGTTTCTCGACCGGGGTTAGGGTATCGCCCGCGCCCGTCACTCAAGAACGCTCTTCTCAGCGAGCAACCGCGCGAGGCGAGGCTTGGTGAGGACCGGACGGTCCAGTGCATCCTGGAAGGCCTGCCACTGAACGTCGTCGAGGCTGAATATCCGACGATCAACCAGGGCTTCTTCCGCCGCGCTGACACCCGCTTCGAGCAGGAACTCGGTCACGTTTTTGTGCGACGACGTCGCTGCCCGTTGCAGCAGCGCTTTCGTGCTGGGAGTGGTTCGGACTTCGATCCGCTCGGATTTTGCTTCGGCAATGGCCATGGTCGTTCTCCTATCCCCCTCACATTATCATACGGACATTGTACGGACAATTAATATTTGGGGTCACACCCCGCCGCTCCGCAAGACCGATTGACCATGTCGATCACGTACTGCCGCCCACGACGCTTGGGAACATGCTGACGGTTCAAGTGCAGGGTAATGACGCAAAGCCCGTAGAGCCAATGGACATGGGCCGTCGAACGCTGCAGGCCAACCGTCCAGCAGATGGTCTTCCAGGGTTTACCCAACGCCCTGAGCCAGATGATCTTAGCCGCCGTCGGCTCCAACCACGCCATCCACGGCAGGGACTCATCCATGCGCGAGATCGCCCCGGCCGACGGCGGGGGCCGACGCATGGGCTGGGTCTCCTGGCCGACCTTGTCGGCGAAGTCATGAACGATCTCGGGCCACACGCCGAAGTATCCCCGCACCCGTCCCTCAGGCAGACGGCGCAACACGTCAGCCGCTTCGACAATGCGTTCTTCCACCATCAACGGCGTCCAATTGATCTCACCCATGGCACACGTCCTTTCCGGATCGCTTGCCATAGAGCTTCGATCCCAATTGTTTCACCAGTTCACGTTCCGGCCAGGTCAGGCGCTGGTCATCCTCGGCAATCACCAGAACACCCTGCTCCCGCCATCCATCGCGCTTGACCTGTTCGGGGTCGCGGCGTTCGCCGCCATAGCCCTTGGGGAAACGTCTCATCGCACACCTCCCCGGGTCTCCGTGGCCCAGAGCAGAATGGCGATGGCGTCGGCCTCGTTGTCGTCCGTCGGAGCAAAGCCACGATCCGTGACGGCAGCGATGACCGCGTCCTTGTTGGCGTTCCCCTTGCCGGTGACATGGCGCTTGATCGCACCCACCGGGACGCCCTGGTAGGGCAGGCCCTTCTGCTCACACCAGGAGGTGAGATGTGCCAGAAAGCCGCCGTAGATGTGCGCGGCGTCGGTTCCGGCATGACGGCGGACCTCCTCAAAATAGACCGCCGACAATCCCGCAGACGACCGTGCCAGCTCATCCAGCCAGCCGCGAAAGCGCAGGTAGCGCATCCCGCCACCCTCGTATCGGCCAGGCCGGAACGACATGGTGCCGGAGACGACGGAGCCGTCGGGCAGCTTCATGGCCCAGCCGGTGGTGGTGCCGAGATCGAGGGCAAGCAGGCCCTGTGGCGTGGTGGGAGATTGGACAGGCGCAGAGGCCCGCCCCACGGTCTGGGGTGCGGTCATGGTCAATGGTCCTTTCGGGTCCTGGGTGGTGATGGAGGGGGCGGACGGACGCGAGGCAGCCCGGAACCCCCTGGGGGTGGAAGTTGGAGAACCCGCCTGCGGCGTTCTCCACCACCCCCGAAGGGGGTGGGTTTCACCCCCTAAACTTGTCATGTGGCGCAACACTTTGATGGTGTTGAGAGATTTCCAGTTTGGGCAGTTTCGGAACGCCCTATCGACCCAATCTGCCTGTGGCGTAGCCAAGCGGGACTGATCGCAGTTGTGCAGGGGTAGTTTCGGAATTGCTCCCAATCTGATTACAACTGGCCAGAGCGAAATCCCACGTGCCCGTGTCGGGGCAGTTTCGGACTGGCACCCAATCTGGTTCAAACTGGTCAGCGCGTAATCTTGCGTGATCGGCATGTTGAGGGCGGTCATTACTGATCCCCCTCCGGATAGACCCACACGGTGGGGTTCTCGACCTCGAGCAACGCGCCGGTTTGGGGCGACTTGTAGTGGGTCGGCAACACGGCGATGGTGGCCTGGGTCACCTCGCCGGTATCGGCATTGATCTCCTCGCCATCGGCAGGAATTTCCATGCCTTCGACACAAAGAAATCCGAAACGCGAGCGGGACGGTCCCAGGCCATAGGGCGAGCCATCGCGCAGGAACTTGATGAAGCCCTTGGTCGCCAGAACATCGAGCCGCGCACGGATGGTGTCCTTGCCGCCCAGTCCGCCGGTATTCTCAAAAGACTCAGAGAACTGGTTGATGGTGTAAACGCGTCCCTGGCGGGCTTCGTCGAGCAAGACGCCGAGAATGACGTCGTGCTTGCGGACCCGCTCGGCATCCAGTTTGTCGCCCAGCGCCTTGCGAATAAGCCGCTCGCTTTGGCGGTCGATCTCGACCCAATATCCACCCTGCTTATCGATCACCTTGGGCTCGATGGCCGGGCCGTTGCGCAGCTCAAAATGCAGCATGCGTTCGGGGCGGTCCTCGTCGGGCCGATGCATGATCATGCCCGAGGTATAAAAGCTGCGAAGAGCCCCCGCGCCGGAGAGCGCCATGAACGGGTCTTCGACCAGCTGCTTCTTGGTAATCTTGCGGGTGTGATGGCAGAGGATCAGACCGGCATCGGGGGCAACCGCATCGCGCAGCGCCTCAATCCGCTCCTGCAGGAAAAACAGCATGGCCGTGTTGTCGTTCTCACCCTTGCCTTCGGGACCGCCGTCAAACAGGTTGCGGATGGGATCGACGCAGATGATGTCGGGCTGGGCGTGACCATAGTGGGCATGAACGGCGGCGATGGTCAGCGCCAGACCATTGGCATCCAGCAGCATGCGCACCTTGGGCGTGGCCACCAGATTGTCTCGGGCGATCGCAGGGACGGTGGGATCAATGCGGATTTGCTGCAGCCGTTCGCGCAGATAGTGGTACTGGATCTCGGCTTGCAGATAGAACACCCGCAGGGGCCTGCACGGAGCGAAGCCGAGGAAAGGCACACCCGCTGCCATGTGAACCAGCAGATTGATCAGGAAGTCGCTCTTGCCCACCTTCGGCGCACCACCGAGCACCAGCAGCCCACCGGGGGTCAGCAGGCGCGGAGCGATGATGTCGTCCGGCATGGGGCTGGTGTCATCGAGCAGCGTCCCCAGCGTGAAGGTCGACAGCGCCGACAGGGGTGGATGGGCCAGCCGCTCCAGGGCGGGCCCGTGCTTTTCCTCATGCAGCCGCCACAGGCGCTGCGCCTCGGATGCCAGGCGCTCAAGGGGCCAACTGGGCCGCAGCATGGCGGCGTTGTATTGGCAGATCGCCTCCCAGGCTTCGTCCCGGCTGATCCGGCCCTCGTGGGCTTGGCGGATGAAATGCCCCATGGCAGCGCTAACACCTTGGAAGCGGGTCCAGGCGTCTTCGCCACCCTCGCGGACCGGGGTGATCAAGACATCGCCAATGGACGGCTTGGTCGTGCTGCGACCAGGCTCTGAACCGACGCCCTCCAGCGGCGGCATGCCGTCCACGGCTTCGGCAAAACCGCTGAGATGAACCTCAACACGGGGTTCATGACGCCGGATACTGACCAAGCGTTTGAAGCCGCCCTTGTGGTAGACCGAGCCCGCCATGCGGATCGGCTGGTGGGCGGAACGGAAGTGCGTGTCGCCTCCGACTTTGACGGCAATGTCGCCGCGCAGACGGCACAGGAGCGCGATGTCTTCGCCTTCCGCCGGTTCGCTCAACCGCCACCAGACGTGCAGCTTGTCGATCCCTTCCGGGGTACGGCCTCCGCTCTCGACGATCAACGTCGGATCGCCGAGATGGCGGATCAGGTGTTCCAGTTTGGCCGTGATGTCCCCGGCATCGAGATCGACCAAAATGGTCTGCATCTGAACGACGTCGGCGGACTTGGCCTGGCCAGTGGCAGCGACCGTTCCCGGCACGACATAAAAGGCTGCCCCTTCCCGTGCCGCCCAGGCGGCAAAGTTCATGGCCTTCTCGATGAGAGCGCCGTCGGCTTCGATCCAGGCATTGTGGGGGCGGCCATCAATGCCTTGCCCCTTGTCGATGAAGCCCCGGAGCGGGATCCAGCCCTCGCAGTAGCCAAACACCACGTCGAGGAAGGTCTCGATCTGCCCGCGATCCGGTTCCAGGTCGAAGGGATCGGCCTGGGGTGCCGCATCGTTGAAGTCGTTCCAGAGGGGAATGACGTTGTCGCTCATGCCGACAGGCTCCAGCAGCGCTCGGCCCACGGGCACATGCGACATTCAAAGAAATCCCGCTCGCGAGCGATGCGCGGCAGCAGTTCGCCAGCGTCAGTGGCCTGGAGAATGCGCACGGCGCGATCACTCATCCGCTGGGCCAAGGCAGCATCGAACGGCACCAGTTCGTGATGCAGCTCGGCTGTGTCCTTGTTGATGGCAGTGAACAACGCGGGTGCTTCGGAAATCCCCGGCACCGTCGGTTCCATGTAGGCTTGGTAGAGCGCGATCTGCGCGGCATAGACCGGCTTGGTGACGACCACGCCCTTGGCGACCGTCTCCCGCCAGTTCTTGGCGTTCATGGTCTTGCATTCCCAAAGCGCCGGATAGCGCATGCCGGTGATGTCAGGACCACCAGCCAGAATGCCATCGACGTGTCCACGCACCCGTCTAGCGGCCACGGCAAAGCCGAACTGCTCGCCATCAGGCTGGTTACCCTTGCGGGTATAGAGAGCAAAGCCCGCGCCGCGCAGCCAGCGAACGGCCAGGTCTTCGAGCGCATGGCCGATGGCGAATATGCGTAGCAAGCGGCCATCAAAGTCCGCACCGTCGTCCTTGGGTGCAGCGGTAAATTCGAACTGCAGGGCGCGCTCGCATACGTGCCCGAGCCGCGACCCGCCGAGATAGTCTCGGGGCGGCGTATTGCTGCGCTCTGTCTCCAGACCAGTATCAATGGCGGCATTGACCAGTTCGGCAACGCTCGGGCGGTGGTTGTAATCCAACATCAGAAAGGGATCTCCGTATCATCGGCCTTGGCCGTTGCCAGCATGGCGTCCTGAAACCCGCCAACGGCGACTTCGATCAGTGTGAGGACCTGGGGTTCGGTGAGGTCGATCAGCCGGGTTTCCCAGCCGATCTCCTCCATGATCTCGGCGACCATCTTCATGGCTGCGCGGATCGCGGCTTGTTCCTGTTCGGTCAGGTCAACCATGCCCAAGCGCTCCTTTGCCAAGCGCGACCAGAAGCTTTGGCAGCTCATGGAGCAGAACCAGACCGATGGCCGGGGCCGTTTCCAATGCACCGGATCGAACCAGCCAAACCCACGGCTCGGCCGCCGGCAGACGGCACAGAGCACACCACGCGGATGCCAAAGACGCTGACGCTGGGCGGACATAAGCGGCCTCCATCACGCAGCCCTCCGGTCGGCACCGTCGGCAGCGCCGAACACCAGCGAACGAATGGCCCCGCGATTGAACTTGAAGGCCAGCAGCGCGGAGGCTTGGTAACGGGTCAGACCAAAGTCCTGGCGATATTCCGGCGGCAGGTGTGCGAGTTGTTTTTCAGTCGGCGCCTGGTTCAGCCAACGGCGCGTCTTGTGCGCCGTTTCGTCGGACTCGTTTTCGTTCAACCAGTCATCAGCCGCCGCCAAACACACGGTGCGTTCACCGATGGCCAGTATCTTCGGGCGTTGGCGTTGCAGGCCACCGATGCCGTACCAGCGGCCATTCAGAAAGAAGACCCCGCCCCAGGCGCTGAAGCCGTTGGCGACCAGGGCCGCGTCGTCGCCGAAGAGATCACACCAGCGGAAGCTGGAGCGCTTCAGAAGGTCGATCTCCGACATGATGAAGTCGCCCAGAGGCTCGCCGCCTCCGCCCCGCTCCCAGACATGACAGCAGAGCGGGCATTCGGTGACCCCGAGGGGAACAACGGCTCCGCATTCCGGGCAGTCCTTGGTCGGAGCCTCGCCATCGGCCTCGTGGCCGTCGAGATCAACATCCTGTTCGAGCGAGCCGTGAAGCAGCGTCGACGTGCCGAAATCCAGGACAATGCAGTCGGTCTTGATGACACCAGGGTGTTCGTCCGGCGATACCGTCCGCAGACCCCGCCCGACCATCTGGATCATAGTGGACTTGTAAGAGCTGGGCCGCAGCAGCACGACGCAACTGGTCGGCGGATGATCCCACCCTTCCGTCAGAACCGCCACGTTGACCACGACGCGGATATCACCCGAAGCATAGGCCGCCAAGACAGAGCGACGATCCGCATCGCCCATGTCGCCATAGACCATGGCGGCCGGGGCTCCGGCTTCATTGAAGGCAGTCGTGACATTGCGGGCGTGATCCACGGTCGAACAGAACACCACGGTCTGGCGGTCACCCGCCTTTTCCTTCCAATGGCGAACCACGGCTTCGGTCACGGGCGACCGGTTCATGATGGCGTCGACCTCGGCCATGTCGAAATCGTCCACCGTCCGCTTGACATTGGAGAGCGCGTCCTGGACGCCGACATCGACGACGAAGGTTCGGGGCGGCACCAGATGGCCCGAAGCGATCAGCTCGCCGATACGGATTTGGTCGGCGACGTTGGAGAAGACGGGCCGGAGCCCCTTCTTGTCTCCCCTGTTCGGCGTCGCCGTAACCCCGTAGATGCGGCACATAGGGTTGTTGTGCAGCGCCTGGTCGATGATCCGCCGATAGCTGTCAGCGGCCGCGTGATGCGCCTCATCGATAACCAGCAGATCGAGCGCGGGCATGGCACCAAGATTGGCAGAGCGCGCCAGGGTCGGAACCATGGCGAAGATCACCTGCCCCCGCCATGACTTCTCACGGGCATCGACCACCGAGGTGGCTATCTTCGGATTGACCCGACCGAACTTGGTCCGGTTCTGATCCGTCAGTTCATCGCGATGGGCCAGCACGCAGGCCTTTGCGTCGATGCCGCCGACCATGCGCCCGGCAACAGCCGAGAGCATGATCGTCTTGCCGGCACCGGTCGGGGCCACGGCCAGGGAGTTTCCGTGTTCGCCGAGCGCTTGAACGCTGCGCTCGACGAAGGTCTTTTGGCGAGGGCGAAGCAACATGGATCCGCCCTCCTACTGGGCCCAGGACGGGCGAACGCCTGCCCCAGGAGTGGAGGTATGGGGCGTGGTCGGGGTGGACGGCTGCGGAGTTGCAGCCGAGGGGGCAACCGAACCGCTGACCACGCCCATGAGTGACGCGTAGTCCTTGTGATCCGGCGTCACCGCGATGCGGATCTCGTTCTTGTCCTCGCCGTTGGCGTCCTTGCCGATGTCAATCTTGGCCAA